ACCATCTGCTCTTTCTGCTGCAGCACGATCCCAATTATACATAGATGCATATTTGCCACTGTATAACGTTACACCACTTACACAAATCGCTGTCCCTTGTCTCATGTCAGCATTTCCAGAACAAACTTTAATAATCAATGCGTGTTCTTGTGGAATATAGTTTGTCGGGACTTTAAAAGTAAAAGAATACCTTCTGATTTCTCCGTAAAATGTAGACGGCTCAGGGAAGTCCATCTTTTGTTCACTCAATATGTCGTAACTAACGTTGTCTCGGAATTTAACGCAACACACGTGTATTCTCGGTTTTCCTGTCTTTCGCACGCCATTTATCATGGCAGTTCTAAAGTGTGCGGATGCTGTATATTCGTTGCCAGGATGTATCCCATTATTCACGATTGCTTCTGGATAGTTATACATATCTACCCTTGCAGCATTCACCATTTGCTCGTAATCGAATATATGTGTATTCTTTTCTATTACGACATTTCCCCAGGACTTCCAAGTAAGACCGTATCCACCTTCAAACCCATAATAATCTGAATTGCCAATGTTTTTCTTTGTAACACTAGAAAAGTCTGGATCAGCTATTAGGTTTCGTCTTGATACCGCAGTTGTTTTTGTACCCCATTCGTCTTGGAATAGGAAATCTAGCATTTTAACAGTTACACCATCTTTATCAATGGTGATCTTATCACCATCAATTCTAATAAGATTTGTATCTATGCCTTTTGCTGTTAACCATTTGACCATTGTGTCAGCATTAATATCCAGCTTTGCAGCATTAATTGTAATTTTGCCAGGGGACATATTGATGGCAGTGACAATGCCGTCCTTTAAAATCTGCGCTATAATTCCTTCGTCTAACACTTCTAACCTTGATTCCGTTTTCTTTACATAGGCATTATAAGTCTCATTTATAAACGTTTCTTGTTTTCCGGAGATGATTGAAACGCCTTTTTCAGTAGCACTAATACTTCTTTCTAATTCAGTTACTTTTTTAGTGTAATCTTCAGTTGCTACTCTATTAGCAATATCCTCTATCATTTTATCAACATCCGTTTGATCTTTTGGATGTAACCAAAATTCTGTAGCTACAGTGCCACGTTGTAACATAGGTGCAGCACACCATAAACGCCCATTTCTTGTAACGTAATAACGCCATCTCACAAACGCTGCATTGGCTGGTGCTTTATCTGTGCATACAGCACGAACCCATGTATGATTTACAACCTTGATATTTGTTCTAGCTGTTTTAATACGAGTTTTTTTATCAGTAGTCCACCATTCAATTTCAATAAATGCACCGCCACTATCAATAGGTGTTTTCCCATCAGTATTGAAATAACCCGATGCAACAAAATCTTCGTTAACCTGACACTCGATGAATTGACTTGTAAGTCCCCACCAACGATCTTGAGTCTGGCCAGTAACGGTAATTGCAAATGTATTCATACCTTTGTATTTTAAATTCGTATCAACAGAACCAGTAGCTCCATTACCACTATTCCAAAACCAATATTTCTGCCCTAACTTAAAATCAGCATCACGCAACTCGTTGACAGTACCTAAACCACCAACATAATCCTCAACATCTTTCTTTTTCATTGCTAGTTTCAATTCTTCAGAGTGTTGCTGTATGGTTGTAGCAGCCTGAGTTAATGTTTTCCCTTGCTCAGTTTGTGTTTCCTGTAATTTCTTAACGCTTGCAGTTGTTCCTTCTGCATTCTTTTCTACAGTGTTAACACGTTCATTAAAAGAGGTTTGTGTTTTTTCTACCGTTTTAATACTTTCTTTAATACCATCCACACTTTTTTCAATCTCGGTTGTTTTCTTAGTGAATTCATCATTCGTTACTTGATTTTCTGGAGCTGGTGTCCAATCCTGTGGCTTATTACCTTTATATAAAGCGACCCATTCTACAACGGCTTTTGTAGTGTTACTTGGAAAGTTATACAGACTCAACTTTCTTTCATTTCCACCCGTTGTTACTACAGCTTTAAAAGTTACATAGGTAATTCCATTCGCATAAACACTAGTTGCATATCCAACATTATTTGAACCACCATTCTGCCAAATTCCAAATTTCTGGCCTTGCGGAACACTCCCTTTAATTACAAAAGTATATTCCTCTCCTGCAACAAAATTTTCAGTTAAAGAATATGGATTGATTAGATAATCTGTTTTGTCATATTTGACATTTGAATCTAATAACAGATTACGACCTCCAGCTTTATCGTTATTAACTTTCTTTTCTACACTCTCCAACTTCTCACTAATCTGGCCAGCTTTTTCTGTAATTTCAGTTGTGGTTTTCTTTAGATTATTAGTTGTTTGCTGCACCTCAGAGATTGTCTTTTTCGTAACTTCAGCAGTCTCTACCACTGTATTTAATTTTTCAGTGATTTCACCATCTTTTTTTGTTAACGATTCAATAGATTTAGTAAAGCTCTCGTTAGTTTGTTTTATTTCAGAAACAGTTCTATTAATTTCACCTTGAGAGTTTTGTACATTTTTAATAGTTTGCGAAACTTCTTGAAGACTATTTTTAACTTCCTTGAATTGTCCATTGGTTTCACTTTGCGCTTCTTCCACTTTTTTGTTTAATTCTTCTTTTGTGAGCTGAATATCTTTATTAACCTGCTCCAGTGTATCTTTTTTAATTGATTCCACATCAGGAATAAGAAGCTCCCAACCTTTACCGTTCCACACTTTTAAAATACCAGGTTTACCGTTACTAATATCTCGCCATAATGTTTTACCTACTATAGGATTATCCATTGGTGGATTTTTAGCTTCAATAATATTTACCGTATTATTTTTTAGGTTTTCCTGGACCTTTTCAACAATTTTCTTAGCAGATTCAGATTCTTTTTGAGCATCATTTGCTTTTTCAGCAGTCTCTTTAACCAATTTATCTAGCTGATCTAAAATTTCTTGTTTACTACCTAATGAAGCCAGGACTTTATTATAGAGCTTACGTAATTCCTCGTTTGGATCAACAATTTCACGGTAATCACCAAATACATATTTATCTTGCATCGGATCTTTAAATGACTCATCGCCAGCGATTGCTCGTGCTTCAAGGTATAACTTGGGTGTAAATCCAGTATCTTTAATTCGTATTGTATCTCCTTCATTAATTAACTCATGTGCCAATCCAAACACACGACCAATTGATTGTGCTTCAACTTCATAAGAAACAGATGTGTTTACACGTTTTTTCATCTCTGTTTTCATAAGAGTCATTAAACGGCCTGGAGTTATATCTTCTTCTGTCTCTGGAGTATAGAATCCGAATTTATGCTTTCCTTTTTCATTCCAGCGCTGGAACGCATCATTATCTACGATGTACGGCAAACCATTATTAATACTCTCAACTGTAATTATTTTATCTCCTTCACCTTTAACAAACCCTATAAGCGCTGTACAGATATTTTGAGAGTTTTCAATACGTTTGATTCCCATTAAATCTTTACCAAGAGTTACTTCTTTACCTATTTCTCGACCTCGCTTCTTAACCATATCCACATAACGACCAACGAATTGATTACCAACAACCTCAGCACGATACACAATTTCCAAATCAAAAAGAGAAGCGATATCCTTTAATAATTTAAGCGGATCGATAGGTTCATTGATAGTCATTGTATGAAAACCAGGGTATTCTGTACGACCTCGTTTCCACTTTGTCCCTGTTAAAGCTATGTCAATAAACTCATTGACCGTTTTCCCTTCAATTCGTTGAGGATTGATAACACCTGCTTTTGCTAATAAAACCCACTCACCAGATGCATAAGTAATTACGGATCTATCATTAGAAACTTTTTCAGCTTCAGTAATTACATACGGTACAATAACACCACTACGCACCTCTTTTAATACTAAGTTTTGTTGCATGAGTGTAGCTGCTTGTTCTGTTCCATCAGCCGTTGTAAAATCAAACTTATCAATATTGTTTTTGATTTCCCAATGCCGTTTATCATCCCAATAATCTTTAGATTGGATAGTGGAAACAATTTGTTCTGTTTGAAAATCAACAACATGAAGTATCCCACTTGGTGTTCTCATCTAAATCGCTCCCTATATTTAACCTTTGCTGTTCCTATATCAGAAGGAATAATTTCAAGTTTATTCGTACCTTTATTGATAACAGGAAAATTACTAAAAATATCTTTTATGTTAATAGCGTTTTTCCCTTCAATACTGACACGACTGTTTTCTGTATCAATCACGACTTTGTCACCAACATCGACTATATAAGGCGGTGTATTTTGATTATTTAAATTTACTTTCCAAAATTTCAAATCAGAAACTGTCATCGCTTCTACTGGCGGAACATCTTGCCACTGCATGATACTAATCTGTATTTGAGCTGCTTTTTCCATATGTTTATTGTCTTTATCGATCCACCTTGCAAAGCGTTCTGAATCATCTTTTTCTGTTCCAGGAAGAAATTTTGAAATATAAGCTTCCCAATCATTACCGGTTCTAGCGATCCACAACCTACCATAATACTGATTCCATGTATTTGGATAATCACCACTCTCATAAATTAAACCTGTTTTTCCAGGCTTATTATCATATCCAATTACCATCGTTCCAAAATTTTGTTCAGCTTGCCAATAGAGGTCATTCATGGCAATTTTTGAAAGAACTTTGCTGTTTTCATCGAGTATCGCTATCTCAACTCGTCCCATTTCATTGATCGTTTTACTTTTACATGTAACGTGGGCTTGCATAATAAAATCTTGTACTGGCCCACCAGGGATACTCTTCTTAACAGCTGCACCATGCCATCCATTACCCGATCCATAGTCCGAACAATAGAATTGGTAACTATCTGTTTTCATTTCACTAACGGGATTACCGTCTTCCATAGAACTAACCTTACTCCATCCTACAGTTGTGGACATTTCATCCCATATAAGACGTTGATTTCTTTCTACAGGCAATTGCTCCAATTTTAATGGCATTCCAATACGGAAATAATCCGGCTCCTTTGCATATTTTTCTTCAAACCATACATCTAAAAAAGTATGTTGTTTTTTAATATCAATTTCAATAATCGGATTTGAATGTACCGAGCCTTTGTTTTGGACATTAGCAACTAACCCACTAACATCTTTTTTAAAATCAACCGTTTTCTCATTCCCTAACTTATACGGCATTGGACAAACAAAGTTCAAAGTACCTTTACCTAAAGTAACGAAATCTTCAGGATCAAAATCTTCATCAATAACTGCCAGGTATGTCCTATCAGGTGTTACATCAAAGACTAATTCAACAGGTTTTTCTGTAATTAACCACCCTGCTATTTCTTCTTTTAATGTTTCTAGGTCAGATCCATCAGGAACAATAATTCCGACCGGAACAGGTAAAACTCGCATTTCAGTTTCTGTCGTTAATAATCTTGCACCTGGATAACCTGGAACACCTAGAAATTTCCGTTTTAACGGCGCCCACGCTGGTCTTTTCCATCCCTTTTCTATTTGAACAAAATCTTTGCGTATGTCATTAAATGTAAAAGAACTCATACAGTCACCCCAATTCTTTATAAAATAAAAGAAACCCAAACCTAAAAGTCTGAGTTTCTTTTTGCTTCTCTTTCTTGATATTCGGTTGTATAGCGATAAGTACCGCGTGCCACGTCTCTTCCTTCTAAATTAACAGGCACTTCAATAACTAAATCTCCACCAAGCATTGGAATGACTCCGCCGCCAGATGATCCTGAAGAATAATTAATCACTTGATTCGCAACACTAGCTGCCATAGCTTGTCTACTATTTGACATATTTCCATACACACCACTCATAACGGTCTTTAATCCTGCTAATTGACTTGCGGAACCAGCCATCATACGGCTCATATCATCCATTAATTGATTTATTTCTCCTGATATAGCAAATTGTTGTCGTGGCATTGTTGCTACTATTCCTGCACCAATATCTCCAAGTGTCTTTTTATTTAAAGGTAAAACCGCTTCTTTTCCAGCTTCACCTGCACCTTGCAAGTTCCCACCATTCATTCCAAATATAGTCGGTTTAGTGAAGATACCACCTTTTGCGCGCCAATCTATATTGAGTCCAGAAGGGAATGTAATATCCTTCCCTAAAATATTTTTCGTACTAGTTTGCAAGCTAAAGTGTGGAAGAGGTGGCATTTCAGGTTTAGGAATTTTTAACTTCAAGTCACTAAAGAAGCTCTTGATCTTCCCAATAAATTTTTCTACACTGTCAACTGCATCTTTAATTGGATCAATAATAAAACGTTTAGCTGCTTCAAATTTTTCTTGAGCTGCATTCTTTACAGAATCAAATTTTTCCCGTGCTGTGTTGTACATATCATTGAATTTCTCTTTTGCAGAATTATAAGCTGAAATAATCGGTTCAACGATGTATGTGTAAACCATCTTCCAAGCTTCAAGTGTATCCCCTTTTATTTTCGCCCAATTTCCTAATATCCAATTGGATAAATCATTTAACTTTTCTTTGGTTGCGTTCCACAATTCCTGAACAGGCTGAATGACATATTGTTTTACTAAATTCCACGCTGCAGAAGTATATGATTTAACTGTTTCCCATTTCGAGTTTAGCCAAGAAACTAAATCGCCAAACTTTTCTTTTACTAAGTCCCAAGTATCTATGACAGGTTGAATAATATATTGCTTAAATAGTCCCCAAGCAATTTGCGCCATAGCTTTTGCAATTTCCCATTGTGTACCAAGCCAAGTGACCATTTCACCGATTTGTGTACTTACCCAGTCGTAAGCTTCCTGGATTGGTTGGATAATGTATTGACAGATTGCTGCCCATGCAATTTGTGCACCTGCCTGTATTACCAACCAACCAGCTTCTAAAACGGTAGAAACTGCCGAAATAATTGGATCTAACACAGTAAGAATCGTATCCCAGGTTTCTTGCCATGCTTGCGTTAATAATCCCCACAATTCAGACGCTGTTTCAGTTAAAGAAGACCACCAAGAGGAAGCTGTTTCCACAATTCCGGACCATAAACTACTAAAAAATTCGCCTATCGGATCAAAGAAACTATGCATCATTTCAGTGAATGAAGCCCAAGCTCCAGAAAAGAATTCAACAATAGAATTCCAGGTAGTACTACATATCTCCCCTATACTTGTCCATAAATCGCTGAAAAATTGACCTATCGGATCAAAAAATGCATGCATTGTTTCTAAAAATAAATTCCATGCTTCACTAGAGGATTGAACGATGCCATCCCAAAGTTCTATTAAATATTCTTTAATTGAATTCCACATATCTATAGTCCATTGTTTTATAGACTCCCAATTTTGATAGATGGCAATTCCTAAAGCGACTATAGCCGCAATAATAATCGGAACAATAGCAACTATTCCTAATGCCGCTGCTGCTCCGATTTCAAATACACCCATGACCGCCATAACTATAGGAGCAAGCGCCATAACTGCACCTGAAATTACGCCAATAGCTATTGCGACAGCTGTTAATGTGGCTGCTAATTCTGGGTTATTAGAAATCCATTCAGCCACTTTTGAAATGACATCTGCTATAACACTAAGAACCGGCTGAAGTGCAACTTGTAAATCTTGCATCGCCTTTTGAAATTTAACTGCTGGGTTTGCATCCATTTTTTTAATAGAGTCATTCAATTTGTCCTGTTGCTTTCCAAAATCGACTGTTTTATCTTTCGCGCCTAGTAAAGTATTTATAATGTTTTGCCCTTGATCTTCATACATTGTCATTTTGTTATCGTAAAGGCTTTTTATCCTCTACTTCCGGGAATTTCTCCGCATTATAGGACGTTAACTCGTCCTCGGTTCAGCATATATTTTCAACCTATAGGGTTGTCGTTCACTCGTGGGAGTATTTTATTCTGTAATACAGGTTCAACTCCTATGCGTTACGGTGAGCCACACCTTTTAAAATGTGCTTTACCACGGTATTAGCATATAAATTACAATAATAAAAGAGCACTTATAATAAGTACTCTTGGTTATTCTTATATGTTATAAACTGTTCTTTTGTATTATTTCTCAAACCATATATTGCATGAAATTTATTATGACAGGTCTCGCAAAGAGTAACACCATTGTCCACATCGGTTCTTTTTTCTACACACCAGCTGTAGCCATCTAAATGGTGTGCTATTAAAGTTCCTCCTTTACTATAACCACAACACTGACATATGAAATTATCTCGCTCGTAAACTTTACGTCGCCATATTCCATACCCTTCAATTAAACGACCATTATTTCTATCTTCGTCTGTTTTGTCAGGGTTATAATTAGGATTCTCCTTTCCAAACCTCTGTTTACCATACATTGGATTGTTCTTTCCACTAAAGTCAATTGTAGAAAGAATATTTGGATTTTTATCCGTTTTAAAGACATGGGTAATATAACAATCTGCACATATTTTATTATCTTTCCTACCAGATTTATATATTTTTTTACATATTGCACACTCATGGCTATATCGTGAAGTATCTTTTTTTCTTTCACATGGCTTACAATAGCTAAAAGGTCTATATTTCCCTAAGATAAACCTCACATTAAAATTGCTTAATAGTTTTTCCTCTCCACAACTCGCACAGTATTTATACCCCTCTCTTGGCTGAGGTTTTATTGGTGTTTTTCTTCGCTTTAGATTTTCACACTTCTTACATCTATTTCTGTGTCCATCTTTCTTACCCTTGTCCTTAACAAATTTATTAATATTTTTGGTTTCATTACATGTTTTACAAAATTTATACATTATAATAAACCTTTCATAGATTCTCTTTTTAAAAAAACCAAGTCTTTTTCCATATTATAACATATTAAGTTGTATTTTACTTAGCCTCTACCGTTTTTGAACGATTTTACTTCGGCACAATTCATCATCTACCGAAAAACTTAACACCTAATTCATTACGCTTTGTTTCGTCTTCAACTTGTGATAGAGCTTGTGCAATCTCAGTCATAGCTGCTGAACCTTCTTTACCACCATTAGCTACAGCTTGACCCCATTTCTCAACCTGTTCTGCTGAAATTTGTGTACCTTCAAGGGCTTCTTTCATTGCTTTATCGACACCTTGACCGAATTCAGCTGCTTTAACACGTCCCTCCTTCAAACCATCTAAGAGATTATCGATCATTCAAATTCAACGTGATTCGCAACGTCACGCCCGTTCTCTATGAACTGCTATACGTCACCGTATAGATTAGACTATATCTTCAACTACTTGAGTTGCTCCCCGTTTCGAGTGTCATATGCTTACACCCTACGTCTTTCGACTAGTCGTTGCACGTTCCTTAATTAAAAGGCTTCGCTCAGTATTGTCTCATTTGAGAGTTTCACTGAATTAAAGGAGTTTTTCATTGTATGTCGCCATACAAGGGAACTATAATCTAATTCCAAGTACCTGTTTCGACCCCAGCTGCCATAATAGCTTGCACTTCTTCAGCATTGTATCCGGCCCGCGTCAGCTGACCACCATATTCAGCAATAATATCTAATTGTTCCGGTGGAAAACCCATTTTTAATAAGGCATCAGCCATACCGAGAGCGCCTTCTTGTGAAATACCTAATTCATTACCGATTTCATTTGTTTCTTGAATTAATTCAGTAAAATCTATGCCAGCATAAGCATTAGAAATAACAGCTGCACTCTTTACGAAAGAAGCATTTGCTTCATCACTAACATCTTTATTCAAAGCCCATTGTCTTCTTACACCCTCAAGTGCTTCTTCTGCATCTAATCCATAGGCTGAAATTCCTCTCACAGCATCCTCTACTGATTTTTTTGAGGACTCAGGAACATCAAATCCTATTTCAATTTTTGTTTTTAACTTCGACATGTCCATTGCTTTTTCAATTGCGGTTGTAATTCCGCCACCAGCTGCTAATCCACCGATAACATTTTCTAACCCTACTTTTAAGCCTTCAAACTTTTTCTCAGTTCTTTCGGCTTCTTGTTGTAAATCTCTTAGCTCATTTTGCACTTGCCGTATTGAGTTTCCAGCATCCACAGATCGGAGTGCTCGTTGCAATTTATCAATATCTGTTCCTGCCCCTAATGCTTCACGACCGATGATTCCAATTGCTTGCTCTAACTGACGACTTGTAGCTGTTCCATTTCGAATTGCATTCACAAGACGATTTCCTAATGCTCCTGCAAAATCATCAACACTTTTTCCTGTAGCTCTAAACAATGTTTCTAATTGCCTTGTAGAACTCGCTACATTCTCCTGCTCAGCTTTCATGTTTCCTAGTTTATTTTTAAGACCATTAAGTGACCCTTCTGTAAATTCAATCTCACGCCTAAATGCACGATACTGTTCTTCAGAAATTTTACCGTTTTGGAATTGAGCTTGTACTTGTTGTTCCGCTGCCTTCAACTTATCTAATTTTTGAGTTGTATTTTCAATTTGTTGTGTAAGCAATTTTTGTTTTTGTGCTAATGCTTCCACATTACCTGGATCAAACTTTAACAAACGCTCGACATCTTTTAGTTCTTTAGCTAAAGAATCGCTTTGTTTATTTACATCTTTTAAAGCATTCTGTAACGGCTGAGTATTACCATTTATTTCTATTGTAATACCTTTAATTCTTCCTCCTGCCATCATCTCACCCCTTTCTTAGAATGAATCGAAGTCTGTTTGATTTGCTTTTCTAACTTTTTCTTTATCTGGATTTTCTAGTTCGGCAAATTCAGAAATGTAATCAAAACAATCACCAACGGTCATTTCTTCTAAATCACCATGTGTTAAATTTGCTTTATAACAAAGAGCAAGAAACAATTCAGTAGTAAATTCTTCATCACTAAATGTCCCCTGCTCTCCATTATTTTTCTTTTATTTTTTTTTTGCTCCCATAGTGAGTTGAACTAATTCCATGACTTCGGGCATAATTTCTTCAATTGGGAATTCTTCAAATTCATCCAACCACGCCATAGGATCAGGAATATTGGGATCAGCGGTTTTAGCATATAACCAAGTTAAATCATAAATAAGCTCAAAATCCACATTACTTAAATCAACATTAGACATATCAAGAGGTTGTTGTGAGCCATCTGGTGAAGTTAATGCACTAATTGCCCCTAAACCCATCAAATCTGCAAATAAATTACGTCTGAATTGCGCTTTATATCGTTTAACTGTTGCTGCTGTAGCTTTTAATCTAACTTTTTTTCCGTCTATTGTAATTGTCTTTTCCATTCACTTACGCCCCTTTTGGTAATGCAGGTACTTTTGTATACACTTTTTTGTACCAATTATCATAAATTTCTTGTTTTGATTTAGTTGTAGTTTTCGTTTTAACCATACGTTTTCCATTAATATCAATAGGGCTTGATACAAATTTAAGTTCATTTGTGTTAGGCTCTGCTGAATTTGTTTTCGTTTTAGATGCAAGTGTTGGACGACTTGCTGAACAGTTAAACATAACGTGTCGAGTCGCTCTTACATCGCCATCGAATTCAAATAATAACGCAAATGATTTTCCTTTTGCATCGGCTAATTCATTTAAAACACCATCTTCTTCGTCTAATTCCTCACCTAATGCATCAATTGCAAATTGCTCTGGAATATGAGCGATTGATAGAGTGCCATCATACCCTTGGTTATTACTTGCTGCGTAGTAAAGCATGTCATCTGCATAGAACTCAATTAAATCCCCTCGTGGATCAAATGTTAATTCAACCGCACCTGGTAATCGTATCGGTGTACTGAATGTAACTACACCATCTTTAATGTCATAGAGTGCATAGTGGACATTTTTCAGACCAAAAGCTACTTTGTTTTCATTCATTTATATCAACCTCGTTTCATAATTTTTTTGATATATCTTTTCAGATTCAATAAAAGTCTCATACGAGTCATAAGGAATCTCATGATCGTCTAGGATTTGTTCTAGTTTGGCTTCTGCAACTAAATCTTTTTTAGTTGTATAAAGCTCAATATTTGCATCGTCTATCTTGTGATACACCTTGTTATCTGCCATTAAATTTGCTGATCCATCCACAAGGAAACATATATAAGGTGGCGCTGGAACTGGCTTGGTCGGCGTTGCTGTGAAATGCGAATAAGCCACAGGATAACCTGTAGCCTCAAGGATTTTTGTTAATTCACCTAACGTCATTGTTGAATCGCCCTTTCAATACGTCTTGGCAACTCATCAATTACATACTGTTCAACTGGAAGGATATGAACTTGTGCTGGTACACGGCCCCCACCCACTTTCGCATGTCCCTTTTCTAAAAGATGTGTTAATTGTCCTTTTGTATTGTGAACGACAAAACCATTACCTTCTTTTTTCTTACGCCATCCTTTACGATAAGCACCTGTTTTTTTAGGGCTACCTTGCCTTAATTTTTCTACAGCGACATCAGCTACTACTTCTTCTGCTATCATTAACTCTTCTTCCACAACATTTGCATATCTTTGTAATTCTCTAGCAATCTCACTCGCAAAATCATTCATATTAAGTATGCTCCTTTGCGATAATAGTCAATGTTTGATACATTTCATCATCATTCATTGGCGGTTCGATAATGTCAAAGATACGACCTTTTAAATTGATTCGCATTAATTCTGTAATACCTGTTGTATAAGGCATCACAAACCGATAAATTCGTGTAGACTGTGAAGCCGAAGCTTCAATGTACTCTGAACCTTTTACTGTTTTTATCATTGCCCATGCTTTTTTTACTTCTTGCCAATTACCTGTTTCAACTTCTTGATTCAAATCATCTTTTATTACTTCAGGTTGCTCAATAATAATTCGATTTCTACAATCACCTGTATTCAGTGGTTTCTTGTACTGAAAAGGACGCATATTAATCACCGTCCAATTTAATCTCTTCTAATGCTTTATCGATACCTAAACTATTAATCTGACTTAAAAAATTCTTGTCAAAATACTCTAATGCATCGTTATAGACATAACGAGAACGTTCAAAGACTAATTCTTTGAACTCCTCGTCTTTATTTAAATCATAATTCCCACAAACCCTAAGTAATGCCTTGTTAGACGTAGATAGGATGCGCTTTAGGTTATCATCTTCCTCATCTCCTAAGTGCATCCTATCTTTAAATTGCTGTAATATTTCATTTGAAATTACCTTATCCATTCACATCATTCCTTATTTAGTTACTGGTGGAGTTGGTGGTGTAAAAGAAATTTTCAAATCATAAACAAGAGCTGCTTTATTATCTTTTGGTTTACCATTAGCAAACTGTTTAATTGTATAAAGCATAGCATCTTCAATTGCTAATGTTTGGTCAAACTTTTTAAGTTTGTATCCACCTGCAATCGCTGCAAGATATTGACCTTTTACAAAGAATAATGCTTTACCAACTGGCACTTCTTCAGATTCTACAGTTTGAATGTTATAAGGTAATGCCATTACCCATTGACCTGTTGAGGTTTGAATTGTATTGCGAGCTTGTACACCAATTGAATCTACAGGATTTACAACCATTACGATGTTATTTAAGACTTTTCGTGATTTTCCTTTCGCATCAGTTGATAAAGCTTTTACTACTTCATATAATTCTCCAGCAACAACTTCACCAAATTGAGAAGGAGCAAATGTTAATGTACCAGATGATTTCTTATCAGTAACCGCGCCTGTAGTTGCATTTACATCTTTTATTAAACCTACAGGTTGATGTGCTACTGATCCACCACCATTTACAAAGCCAAACTCTAAACCTACTGAATAAGATTCTACTAATAGAGTTCGAACATAACGTTCAACCCATTCTGGGCCAAGATCTAACATGTCATTTGGAATAGCTGCGAATGCAGTTAATTTAAGTTGACCAATTTTTTCTTCTCGGAACGCTGCATTTACTTGCCCTCGAATTTCCCCAAATAATTCTCCCCATGCATATGCTTTTGTTGCATCAGAATAAATGAACTTAGTTACAGCTCCTAAATCTTGCAGTCCTAAAGCATCCAGTAATGGATGTTCTTTAACTAAGTCTTCAAATACACGTTCTTGTGTAGTTACTGGCAAGATAGAACCATCTTTAAATCCACCTTCTTGTACAACTGTATTAAAGAATTTTGTTTCTGCTGCAGTTAATACATTTTGACCGCGTTGTTGAAGAATAGAACGATCTAACATTTCATCATTTAACTGATTACGAACTGTGCTGATTACATCCGTTTGCATTGCATCAAAGAAACCTTCAAACGCTGCCGTTTGTTCTTGCTCTGTACTTTCTCCATTAGTTAAAGCATCCGTTAACTTTGCTTTCGCTTTATTAAATGCTTCAGATTTATTAAATTTAATTACCATTGTGTGTTTCCTCCGTTTTTTATAATTTTAAAAGGAGCCCTTTAATCCCACTGTTTTTTACAGGTTTAGGATTCGGCTCCTTTGGTTGTTCTTCTTTATTGTTTTGTAAATCGTTTAGGATTTCGTTTTTTAGGCCTAATAAAGCAATGTTTAAATCCTCTTTTGTAATCCCTTGGCCTTTATTCATTGTTCCATTTCTAAAACCATCGATTACTTTCTGTGGAAGCATGGTAACAGTAGCAGTTGAAGCTGTCATTTTAACTGGATTCTCCATAAACATGATTTCATCCACAAAGTTATTTTCTAATGCTTGTTGCGGACCCATCCAAGTTTCTTCAGCCATCATATTAAGTAGTTCTTCTTCTGACTTACCGCTTTTAATGACATAGGCGTTTACAATTGCTCGATCTGTTGTTTTTAGCATTTCGGCAGCCTTTGACATATCACGATGATCTCCACCATTCCACATTGAAGCGTTATGAATCATGATTTGTGCAGTTGGAGAAATTCGGACTTTATCAGCAGCCATTGCAATAACAGAAGCTGCACTTGCTGCTAATCCAACGATTTGAACTTCCACATGACCAGGATAATTTTTCAACGCTGTGTAAATTTCTGAACCTTCGTGTACATAACCGCCAGGACTATTAATTGATACAACTAAGTCATCGCCATTTGCATCATCAAGCGCTTTTGAAATCTTACCTGGGCTTGCAGCATCCATTTCAAACCAATCATAAATCCACGCTTCATCATTTGAAATAATTGGGCCTTTAACGTCAATTTTCACCGTCATTTTGTTTCTCACCTCCTTCAGATTCAGTTAGTTTTGTATAGTTTTTCGTAATATGATGTGTATTTAAATTAGGATCATCTGAAATTTCATATCCTACTTCTAATCGAATTTCATTTCCTGTAAATGCACTTGAAGAAACGAGTTTATCAATACTTGTAGCGAGATCAAATATACTCTGATAAGAAACAGCTTTAACTTCAATTTTTTGACCTGAAAGATACTCTTCTTCTTCAAAAAATTTAACGTTTGCTTCATCAGAAATCTTTTTTAATAAAGGTTTCACTGTGAAAAGCATATAATTTTTCGTTTGCTTCTCAACATCAGCCATTTCACCATATATCAAAGCTGTTGGAATACCAAAAGCCATTGCAACTTGATTTAAGAAACCGTTCGTTACTTTATTGATTTCTTCCACACTTTGACCCGAGTTTACACCACCCGATGTTTCCTCGTATTTAAAGCCTGGTTGTTGCGGAATGATAGCAATATCATTTTCCCCAACCGCTTTATACATGTCATCAATGAAATTTTGGAGTTTTGCTTGGTGATCTTTACTCTTTGCAGCAAGCATGTCCATATCAACTGTGGCACGAATTTGATTTTTACGTTTTTGAGAGCTTAATATCCTACCGAATAAATCACCATAATCAGCAAAAAGCCCATCAATAAGCGGTGATAACTTGTCATTCCGATATCTTAAATGAATGATTTCACTTTGTTTAAAACTTCTTTTAAACTGATAATCTTTTACGGTGACATTTGTAAAAGTATCTTCAAACACAGCGTATTCGTTATGCTCAAAGTCATCAGCAATAAGTAAATCACCATCATCAGCTTGTACAATTAGCGCTTCATTATTATAAATAAGTTTATAAATGAAACTCTCCCAAAAGGTACTTGCTGTCATATTCTTATTCGGTCTAACATTTAATCGGTAATAAAGCTCATCCTTTTCAAATTCTTCACCATTTTTAACTCTAAATTCTGACTGGCTAATTGTTCTACCTAAAAAGGATATACAGGTATCAATTGCTAGTCGTTTCATGTGTAATCTATTTGCTTTATCGATAAACATTTCCACATCAAACATAAATCCTACTTCACTATTTCTTTTAAATACCGTATCCAGCCATCCAATGATTATCGCCCCCTTTATTAGAATTTAATACCATCTAACATAAAGTCGAATTCATCCACAAGAATGTTATCCGCTTGCCATAATGCATGAATAAAAGCTTGGAATCCATCCGTTTTGCGCTTAAATTCATCTTTTTTCAAATATTCTTTATTGCCGTCTTTTTTTATGTGGACGTAGACGTTGTTGGTGTACCAACGCATTAATGGATTATCTCCAAAAATGATACGATTGTTTGCAAATAACGTTTCAACTCTTGGAGCTAAAAGAGAATGTATCGCTTTTGGATTACGAATATACAACAATATGAAACCTTCAGCTTCAAGTGCTGTTTTAACAAGATCAAGACGGAAAGTATCAGCTACTATTGTGTTAAATCCGTATATCTCACGCATTTTTACAAACCAATCTACAATATGAGAGATATTGATAACCGGTTCGTCCACAATAGTTAACAAACCATCTTCAGCCCATTCATAAATAGGTGCTTTTAATTTCACCTTATCTAAGAATCCCTTACGTACAAATGAATGACCTTTCCAAATATAATCCTCACCATGTTTAAATAGTAAACCAACCGCAGCAAAGTCTTTAATGCTGGCGAAGTCGAGTCCACCTACAGCTACTTTATGTTTTAAATCAGGAACTTCTCTAAGCGTTTCTCCATCTTCTTCAAAACCAGTACGCATGATTTCTTCCCATGAAGCTACAGACTTTGTTAAATCTGTTTCAGGGTAATTCATACGTTTTGTGATGAATTCTTCACGGTTTGAAGGATTATTTTCTAATTGTTTATATTGAGTTAATACCTTTTTAAATAATTGTTTAGCATAAGAACTTCTCGGCTCACTAAACATCGGATTCGCTTTTTCCCATACATCAGGATTATCAATTTCTTCTGGATTATCTATCTTGCAAATGAAAGGGAATAATGGATCTTCTAAATCTTTTCCCTTTAGAATGTTCATCGCTCGCTCTTTCGTTTTGTCCAGGAATCCGTCGCGGACAAAGCCATCTGTACCAATAAAAAATTCTCTAGCATTTGGCACTTTTCCAAGTCCACTAGAGAATACATTTACTACATCAAAGTTTTCGTATCGATGTATTTCATCGTAAATAACACAACCGTCACGAAGTCCATCCTTAGAACCAGCATTAGATGTATGATATTGCATAATGCTTTGCGTATCGTTACTCAGTATCTCTACCTTGGTTCGATAAAACATATCTTCTAGTATTTCTTTTCCTTTAATAGCATCATAGACTTCACGGAAAGAAACTTTAGCCTGCTTCTCGTTGTTCGCCACAATTGAAACATTGTATCGATCTATTCCGTGTAGCGGACTAATAAAGAAATGGCATAACGATGAAATTAAACCATTTTTCCCACCACCACGAGCCATCATAATTAAAAATTGCTCGTAAAAAACAGAATCATCTTCTTTATAGAAAAGAAAAACAAATGCTGTTAGGAACTTTTGAAATGCTTGCAATTCAAAGTACCATTTCTCAGTGAATTTTATATAGTCCTCATGCATTTCATTATCGAAATACAAATCATCGCGTATTAAAATGTATTTCTCCAGGTACTCAATTAGCATTATGCGCTCTTTATTCAGCTTAATTTTCCCTGCGTGATACATCTCAATATATTCAGTGACATATTTATTTTGAATCATGTTAAATCTTTAACTGAGCGCACAGGTTTTGAAGGAACTTTCTTTTCTTCTGCCGATGCTTCTAATCCAAGTGCATCTAAAATCTTTATCATTCGATCATTTGTTTTATGTAAATCATTAATAGAAGGATTGGATTTCGGACCATGCATGCCAGATACTTTTATTCCTGTTTCTTCAATATCATCAACAAGAATACACTTTAAATCCCACAACGATAAATAGTCTTGAATTAAGTCAGTATAATGATTACCTACAATCTTTTTTTCTTTTAATTGATTTGTTAAATCCTTTTCAATCCTTTTTCTCATTGTTTCACGCTTCACTCTAGCCACAATATCCCTCCCTTCTGATTTACATCGTTTTCCAATTTGATATATCGCGCGAATTTGGTTATAAATTTGAAAAATCGACCCCCTCCTCCGGTGCCCCTTAGAGCAATTTTTGAAGGATTTTTTAAGGGGGGGTATTATTATCGAACCATTTTTACCACTTTTCATCGTTTTCCCATTTATTCGGTTTCTTTTTGAATGTTCTACCGTGTTCTTTATTGTGGCAATCCACACAGACTGTTTCGAGATTGTCCATTTCTAATGCAAGTTCTGGATGATGTTCTAGTTCTTTTATATGATGGACAACTAGTTGTATCTTCTTACGCTTTGCACTCTCACTGTATTCATTCATGTCTGTTTGTACTCGACCATTACGTTTACATTCCTGGCATTCATAGTTGTCACGCTTCTTTACTTGCTCTCGTATACTCTTCCACTCACCACTGTCATAGAACTTACGCTTCTGTTGTTTGGTTTTATATTCTTCCGTCCGCATATATCAGTTCCATTTCTTCTTCCACAATAGGATGATTGTGCTGTATGATCTTTGTGTTAATACGTTCCTCGGTATCTTCTATATGTTCGATGTGAATGTAAGTACATGATCTACCAATCAAAGCTAACCCTTATTCTTCCCTTTATCTCTTTACCTTTGTACAGTACAACAGGAACAGCATTGATACCTGATTGTACAATTTGTAATAAGGGTTCTACACTCTCGTTAGATTGTTTGTACTTCCCTAGCTTAAACATATCTACAAAAGCACCATTACATTTCGGACAAACAGTTACTTCTTGATATTCATCTTCTGGCGAATGATACGTTTTAATTTGATAGTCACAAACTAAACAACATCTAGAAACCTTACTCATCTATCCTCACTCCTTACCATTCTCCTAATAACTCACGTAACTTCGGATGTTTATATTCATACCAGTTATAACCCATTGATAATAGTGGTACGAGTTCTTCTTGATATGTTTCTAAAGCTTCTTCATCACTCATTTGCAAATGATCCTTTAAATGTTGTAATGAATAATTCATATGGAGTTTTTCGATACTCTCACGCCAATTAACTAATGTATTGATTAAGTAATGTCTAGTCATTGACTTCAATCACTCCTGGATTAATTCTTTCCTCACGATATTGAATATCAAGACACTTTTCATAAAAGAATGTAGCAGATACATCAATAGCTACTTGCCCACTATCAGCAAAGAATGTTTGCGTTTCACTCCCTAACACTTGATACTTATGCTCACACATTACCCCTTATCATCCCTTAACAAATAGGACCAGAAAATTCTTGAACAAAAAAAGAGTGCTTTTCTTCAAAGCACTCTTCCAAAGGAATTTACCAATCTCGACGCTTATCATGATCACAGTCATGATGCTGATTACGTCTGCGACGACATTCATCACAATCGCAGTCACGATCACGTCTGCAACGACAATCGTCAAAATCCCTACGTCTGCGTCTACAGAACATTAAATCATCCCAAAATCTATCACAATCTCGAAAATGTCTGAAATCACCATTACATCCCATGAATCTGATTACCTCCTCTTAAAAATAGAACTTCATCATATTCTATGTTTAAAAGTCAAAAACAGCTTGTTTACTAGCCTATATTTTCTACCTATCTTTACTTAACAATAAATAAGACGCTAAACCGATCACGGCAGCGCCTACGATAATTGCTACTGGTTTAATCATTATTCCACTGATAATCCTAAATCACGTTGAATTCCTGAAAATGAATATCCATGTACAAATCCTATAATACGAATACCTGAAGCATATCTATGTTCTAAATCATCATTATATGTTTTCTTATAATACTCTAATTTTGCAGCGATATTATGCTTACTATTAATAATCACTTCATCACTTAGGAATCCGGTCACTTCAATTACAACAGCAACATACTCCGCCCCTCCATCCACAGCTTCATTAAAACACTTTTCTAAACCTTCTAATGTTAAATCCATCATTCATCCTCCTCCAAAATAAAAAGCACCCATTCGGATGCTTTTTTCATTAAGTATTAATTTGTACTTTAACTACGGTAATTGAAGTTTTATTCTTCTTCCAACCACCTAATGTTGTTACGTTTCTCTGCACCAACATTATTAAGTAGCTGGAAGAAGAGCAAAAGCTCTCCTTAATAACGGTATCATTCAATCGTTACCATCTGCTGGTTTCGGATTTTATGTGCCATCATTACGAACCGTTTAGAATTTTAGAAACAACATAGTGAGTTGTGTTTCCCGCCACTTCCCACAATACAAATATAACACGTTAATTCCAAAATAACCGACACATTTCCTGCCAAAAAGCGGTCACGACTCTGCCACCCTTTTCATAGTTCAAATTTTTCCACTGCATCTGTTAATTCCACTGGTACACCGAATATACTTTTTTTCATTTCTGACATTTTCTTTTTAATAATCCACTCTGGATAATTCAATTCTTCTAGAATATTTCTAAAATAAGTTGGATTTAGCTTTAACACATCAGGATTTTTTCCACTATTCCTTTTGTATCTAATTATTGCTTCTAATAGTTCTTCATTTAACATGAATCACAATTACCTCCCCCTTACATTTTATATTTATGTATATACACCATTCAATTCCTTGATACTACCACTTACCCATATCTTATATTGTGTGTAACTGACCCCTTCGCCAAATCCCTTGATATCATTGATTTCGTTTCACTTTCTCTTTTGAGTTACACAGTACAAGATTTATGAGTAACTGTATAGGGATACCACCAGCATTTTGCAAAATAACCTAAGCTATGCGGAAAAATAAAATAAGCTGCCCATATGGACAGCTTATTTACATAATTATCGTTATCAAAAGTAACATTTAACTCGAAAATAGCTAATTTTATCAGTTGTTGAATGTTTGAAAAAAACCAAACCAATGATATTGTTGAGATCCTTTGGAAATTTCTTGCTGTGATGACTATCATAGTGACTTTTTCTCC